TGACCAGGTTCTTTAACCTCGACATCTTGTGCGTCGTCAGTATTATAACGCTTTTTACCTTGAGTTTGTGCCGGTTGCGTTGGCTGTTGTGGTTGCGTTGGCTGTCCTATTTGCTGTTGCTTTTGTCCGGGTGTTACTTCAGAATTCTTCCATGTAGAAACATCGGCACCTGGTTCTTTTCCAGGTAATACTTTTTGTGTGTCATCTGCTCCTGGAAGACCTTTTTCTGCATCCGGAGCTGGATATCCTGGACCAGTGGCTAAAACTTTTTTAATCGCAGCTCGGATGTCTTCTTCTTCGAATTCACCTTTAATATTCAGAAATTTAATTAATTGTTGAACATTAGGTTGTTTTCTATAAATAAGTTTCCCTGTTTTAGGATCCGGATTATTCTTAACAATCTGATTATTCTTTAAATATTGAATCCATTCACGAGTTAATTCTGTTAGGTTAAGAGCCATCTTCGTCTCCATCGAACCCTGTCTTAATACGTTTTACCATTCTAGTAAAACGATTAGGATCAGCACCACGGATACTGGAAACAAAGCGTTTCTTCAAAGCCTCAGCCTCTTCGGGAGTGAAAGCTTCGTCGATTGATTCAAGCAAATTAATGGCTGAAACTATAATGTGTTGTGCTCTGGCCTCGATAAGATCTTCTCTACTCTTTTGAGGCACATAGGTACTAATTTCCTCGAGTATGGATCTACTTCTGCGATTAATTGACAAGTTATAATCTCCGATTATTTTTCTATATTTATCAATTAATCAGCAAAAGATTTTATTTCTTCATTTTGAGCATTGAACGCAAGGCTGCTGCGCCTTCAAGTGTTTCTGTTTTCTTAACCTTAGTCATAGATGTAATTTCACCTATACTCGGATCTATCTTTTCATTTGACTTAACAACACTTCGTTTCTTCAACTGATCATAAATATTTTTAGTTGTGGTTGTTACTGCACTTTCATCACCTTCTTCGAGGTCAGAAATTCTTAAACTCTTATTATTGAATGCTAAATCTACCTTAGAACCTACACCTGCACTGGAACGTGTCTTAATAAATTGAATTTGATAACGACCACTTTCCTTCATTGATGCACTTGTAAAAATACCAATGACATTATCTGCTGTATTAACTTTAGAAATACCACCTGCAATATGACTAGGATCATATTCAATCTCTTCATAAGATCCACGATTTAATTGTGAAGCTGAAATTGTTACCGTATCAAGTTCAACTGATAAATTACGCAATTCTTCTGTGACATATTTGTCCTTAACAAATAAGTTTTCCATTGAAATTTTTGTACTCATTGGATTCATCAAATCTAAATAATCAACTAAAATACAATCAACCTTAATTTTTTTATGTATTTCATACTCTTTAACAAATGCACGAATATCATTAGCAGTACATCCATTCTTTAATTGTTTAATTTGAATTGAACCTTTATGTTGCTGCTGCGTCTTTTTAAGCCTTAAATGAACATCATCAATATTCCGCATCACTTCACGTGTCTCATATCCAGTGTGCATTGCATCAATACGCATAGCACAAAGCTTCTCACTGAGTTCCAATGATAGATAAACAACATTTAATCCTGCCAATGCCCAATTCACTGCAAGATTTTGTAAAAATAGAGATTTACCTGCTCCAGATTGTCCTGCAAAAATAGTAATCTCTCCACGGTTTACACCACCATAGAGTTTATCGTCTACTATTTTCCAGCCCGTGGATATCTGCCCTTTACCTGCCCGAATAGCTTCAAGTCTAGACTTCGGATCATAGTAATAATCTGTTCCGAGGTCTTTAACAAGGGCAATCTGTACCGCCGCTTTGATAGTTGCTTCAACTTCGCCATATCTTCCTTCATCTAATAAAGTGGGAGAGGCCAGAATTGCATCACGCAATGCCTTATGCCTACAAAACTTTTCAAACTCTCTTAAAAACCAATCTTCATTTAAAGAAGCCGCAACTTCCATGAGTTCAACTTCTTTTTTAGTTGTGGCTTTTATTACCTGTAGTGGCGGGATTAATGAAAAATCTGTACTATATCCTTCAATAAAGGCTACCGCATCTCTATTTTGTGTATTTTCAAAATATTTAGATTTCAAAATACCTTTACAACGCACAAATAAGTCTGGTTTGCTTACCATAAAATTGATAAACAAGTCTTCAACTTCTTTATCATAAACATCAATTCCGCTTTCGTTTTCTTTCATTTTGTTCAATGTCCCATGTTATTTTTATCTTTTCCTTTCCAGACACTGCGGTAGAAATAATAGAATGTGTAGTTAATAACCTTCCATAGATTTCCGATGCTTGAGCCGCATCTTTTATATTTTGTCCCCATTTTGGAAATGCCACAGCCCAATTATTTTCAATTGCTACCTTAACTAAATCCCATCCTTTCTTATCTCTATCAGGACATACAATTACCTGTTTCTGAAGACGATTAATAATATCTACCTTTGCCTGTCCAATCTCACCTAATGTACTTATGCCATCAACGCACCATGCATCGAGGACACCCTCATTGAGGAGAACATATTTACGTGACCAATCTGAATAATGATCAAGATTATAGACAAAGTCTAATGGGCATTGTTGAAGATATTTTGGTATGCTCTTATCAACTGGATCATAACATAAGCGTGAAGTAAATCCTACAATATTTCGTTTATAATAATAAGGAATAATTAGGCGTTGATTTAAATTATTAAATGTTTCGGGAGACCAATAGAATTGATCTAAATCAAAAATACGTCTTTTTAACGCATAATCTACAACTTTACGAAAATTTGGATCTGTTAATCCATGTTCAAGCCATTCAGTTATCTTTAGTGAATCTTTCGGTAATTCGACAGGTTTCCACAGTTGAAATAAAGATTTGAGCCTACTTTCTCTATCTATTTTATCGCCATCTCTTACTTGAATAATATTATTTCTATTTCTAAATATTTCAAAATCAAGTTGTTTAATGAAATCTTCACCAACATTTATTTGTTTTAAGAAAAATTTCATTCCTTTAGATAAATCTTTACCTTCTGTATAACCAGCAGAAAATCCACAATTGAAGCAATTTATTGCTATAGATTGTGGATTATATTGAATTCCGAAACGATTACGTGTATCTTTTCCGTGCCCACGTGTATGGCATAACATGCAGTTTCGCTTATTCCACCCTTTTGGGGCCTGTTTTAGTGGGCCAATGTTTTGCTGAATTGCGTCGCGAAGAATTTCTAAAATCATCTACGAATTGTAACAGATTTCGTGAAGAAAATCAAATAATCACTTATAAAGCTGTCTTTCGTTATTAAATTTATTAATATAATTTTGATTGAATTTACCTTTACGATAATCTCCATATCCTACATTATAGGCTATAATCGTAGCGTCTTTATCTTTTAATCCTTTATGATATTGAGATAGAATGTCGACCGATTTCTCTATTTGATGTTCGAGATCTGTTCTTAGTCTTTTAGCATCAAGTTTATGAACATTTGGTCGAATTTGAGTCAATCCAACCGCAGGATCTTTCTTTAGATCTGAAACAGCTTCCGGTCTAAAACTACTTTCTATTCCAACAATAGTTAAAATATCTTCGGCTCTAGGAAAAACAGGTTTCTCATGTTTTTTAGCAAGCTTGGCAATTTGTAAAGCTAATTCAGGATTTATTTTATATTTAGATAGAATTTTATCTGCTAAATCCTGTGCATTATGTCGAACTGGTGCCGGATTAACTTTTTGCTGAACAGGTCTATCAAAATTAGGAATTTTAGGATTAAAATTTCCTAATGCTGCCAATCCAAGAATTCCGCCGGCGGCGGCTTTCTTGAAATTTATTTCGTCCAGTTGTTTTTCGGTTAAAACTTCATATAATTTCATATTAAGCCCTAACTATTAATTTTTTCAATATGCCTGGATTAAGAACTTCTTGACTTGGAAAATATTTAAACTTCAACCACATGAAATTAGCCGCGAATGACCAAGATTGTGTTCCGGTATAACAGAAGAATTCAACATCTTTTGATAATGTTGAAGGATAGATTTTGAACCAGCGGTGATGGTCTACGTAAGGATCAGGTGACTCTTCAAGACTTCCCCAAATTTCTAATCTACCAGTTGCATCACAAGTGTATGTAGAAAATGAATGAACTGAATCAATGTGATTTAAAACTCTTGCACCAGGTATTCTCCTGGTATAAAAGCATGGAGCAGGTGGCGTAGATGTAGATATAATAATATCCGGTGTCCAATCTTCTGGAAGAATTGTAACACTTGGAGGTGGTGATTTAAGTGCTTGTTCCGTAATTTCAATTTCCATTGCAACGTTATCATTATAATCACTATATAATGGTTTTTCAACATAATAATCCGGTGCATTAGAAACAAAGGACTTTGTTTGAATTAAAACAAATTCATATAATCCTGCATGAATAAGTGCAAGATCTCCGGAATCTAATTCTAATGTAATAATACCTTTTGCTGGTCCAAGTCGGCAAATTTTCTCTAATGAAATAGTTCTATTTTCAGGATCGATAATTCTTGCATAAACTTGGCTATCGCAAGAAATATCTGTCGGAACTCTGTCTGGACCTAATACTCTAAAAATTAATTTCTGGTCAAGCCCCTTATGTGCTTTTAATGGAACGTTATTATTCATTGGTCCGTTATCCTTGCATGAGCAGAAGGTATCACCGACAGCGAGTAATCCCCATACGTGATCGTATAAATATGTCTTGTGAAATGTGACGTCCATTTATCCCTACCTTTTCTATATTTATCAAAAATTAGTCGCATCTCTTGCCTGCTTTTTCTTTAGCTAGCCCATGGATCAGTAACAACAAGAGTGTCTCCACGCTTCATTACGTTGCTGCTATTCCAGTCTTCCCCACTGTATCCAATTATAAAATCCAGTTCTGGCCAATGTTCTTCGAGATAATCTGAATTTTCGTCCGAATCAAGATAATCGAATAAGGAATAGCCCCTCTTTGGTTCTATACTGGGGGCTATATACTTCTTAAGTATAGGATCATTCTCTCCGTCAAGCTCTTGTAGTAGTTCCATTCTAATAGCATGACTGTTTTTCCCAATGTTTATGGGCCTTCCTCGAACCTTTGGCACGTGAGGATTGTTTTGATTTTTACGTATAACTTTTAGAAACTTTTCGTATCCCCGATCATCGACGAATACCTTATAGACATAGGGATAGTTAGGATGTTGGAAAATATTAGCAAAATAGCCATCAGTGTTTATCTTCTTCCATCCATGCTGTTCTGCTGTTTTAATGAAATTATTCATCGAATCAGTCTCGTACTTATAATCACTAATTTGATTGGTTTCAATCTCCTTGGGTTTCAATTGCGAGGCTGCTCTGTTAAGTGGGTGTGATTTGTATCCAGTAAGTTCGTTTAGTCGCATTCTATATTTATCACAAAGGGACCCGAAAAAAGTTTCATTCCTTAATCAAACATATAAATAAGTATTATGATAAATCTCGAAGAAATCAGGGAGAAATTCCCCTTTTTAACCGGTATACGCTTTCAAACGCATGAATATATTGGAATTATACAAAATTCTGACGATAAGATTATCAGCTTTTATGATTATGAATGTATCCGTACACCTGAAGAAAAAGTAGTTTTTCTCGAGAATGGAGATACCTGGTGGTGGGAAAGCAATAGGTTGCTACCTATTAATATCTTTTTACAAGGACAAATGCAACAATTTCGTTATTGCATGAAAACAATTGTAAACAAAGATGTAGAGATTATGTTCGGTTCCTGTACAAGTCTAAACAACATTATGAAGAAACGAATTAAGAAACGTCAAATTCAATTAATCAGAAAAGTGCCTTAATCTTTATGAACTTAGAAGAAATAATTTCCGGGGAGTTAGGTAATCCAAACATACCTATATTTTCAAATCCAAAACATGAGTGCGATCAGGACGGGTATGCCATTATGTCTGATATATGGAATGGATATTATGTATTAGGCATTTTGGATAACAATATCCCATTATCTTATGTTATTTTAGAACCAGAACAAAACGGTCTAAATAAATTAAGAGAAATTTATACAGATCCAAAACACCGCGGAAATAATTTAGCAGCCATCTTACTATTATGCCTAAAAGGTAAATTAGGAGTTAGAATATTATTAGATAAAGATGAAGTTGTGAGTGAAAATGCTCGAGGTCTAATCCTTAAGATGGTAAAAGGAAATAGATTACACGCATCATTACCCGATGGTAAAAAACTTTCTCCAATAGAATTAGAAAATATATTTAATAATGTATCTCCCAGTAATATCTCAATCATTATCGAAGGGCATAATTTCTCTGATATCGAACCAAAATATAGAAAAGATCTTATATTATCAGAAAGATTTCATTTAAGATACAGTAATAAAGAATTATTTGATTAAAACATATGCTATTCTTTCGAAAATTTCTCAATTAGCAGATTTAAATTTACCACGATAGCGAGAGCATAGGCTATTGCATGACATCGGCGGAATTGATATTCGTCTCCTTTCTTTACCCAAACTTCTTTTCTAATATTATCCCAACTTTGATGCTGTAGATATGCTTTTCCTGGACGCATAATTGCAAGGACCATAGCCAAGTCTTCGATTGATTGAGGTTTATATTTTACTAATAAATTGCTGTGTCCCTTTAAATGAAATAATTGATCAGTAATTTCCGAATATTGAAAAAAATCCCAAGGTGGTTCTTTTTCTAATAATTCAAGTAAATGCTTTTCAGATTTAACACCTTCATACATATTAACATTCAAAAAATCAATTTTGAAATATCCATAGTCTCTTGCTTTCTTATAATCCAATGTTGCCATATTGGTTACAGGATCACGAGGAATGTTTTGAAAATATACACCTGTATTATGCTTTTCATAACTGCCATCGTCATCACGATCAATCCGTCCTTGGATACATCCAATACCTTTTAAGATATCTTCTCTACCAAATACGTCCATGTCAACATCTGTTTCAATTCTTTTCATTTTTATATATTATTAATGGTATATACGGACAATAAAAATATCCTACAGCCTCAATTACATAGGGTTCAAATTTTAATTTAAATGCTGTTGCATCTTCCTCATTATCAAAGGTTAACATATTTGTTCCCCATTTAAAGGAGATTACATCTAATAAATTATTATCTACAAGCCATTCGCTAATAATTTCTAATTTATTATGTGGTACTTTAAATGAAATTTCCATTATAATCCGGCTTGCTCTAATAAATTCTTAATATATTCGACATCATCAGTTTCTTTCTTGAACTTACGCATCCAAAATCCCGGATCAATCACATTCTTAATCATTGGATCATGATCTTCTGTAAATCTACCCTGAAGATCTTCTGCTGATTTAGATAGATATAATACCCATGGACTAATTCTACCAGTCTTTATAAGGTATGCTGCTTCATTTGCAGAGATATTAATAAAGAATTGATTAAATGTTACGTTATTCTTTTCACACCATTCAATAATTACTGATATTGTTCTATCAGTTGCACTAACTGGTGGTTCTGTTTTTACTAAATTTTCAATATACAATTCATAGACTGAATCAATTTTCCATTTTTCAATCTTTAATCCACTCTTAATAACAAAATCAATATATTGTTCTAAATGGACTGGCCTTAATAAACCTACATGATTGCCAAAATTTACAAATTCAGTATAATATTGACTATCTATAAATTCATCTTGTGTTTTTATTTTCTTTGAATTAGTATGATATGCAAAATATTTCTGAAATGTTCTAAAGCCATAACGAAATCCTTCAGTATTAATATCAAGATAGCGTTGCTTCTTAAGACATATATGAGTGGCTAGTGTGGTTTCCTTATGGAACTTTTTTCCGCAATATTTACAATCGAATTTTTGTTCCATTTTTTTCTGTACCAACAAGATTATTTTCCTTTTAACAAACCCTCTATTTCTTTATCGCTAAATCCATTATCAACTAAGAAGTCTTCAAGATCTTCGACAGTATTAATCTTTTGAAATAATTCTAATTCATCATCATTTAAATTAGGAAAATATTGTAAAACTATTTCTTCAACTCTATTCTTCTTAATACCTTTTGGTGGCGCAATCCATTCATGTTTGTCTGGCCTACCAGTGCCAGTCATCGCGAGTAACATCCATTGTAATTCTTTATGTTTATTTAAAAACTTAGAACGTGAATTCATAACTGTATTTACATTCCAAATCTGGGTTCCTGGATCACGTGAAGTTGAACTCATCCATCTCGTCAATGGCCAAATAGCAATATCTTTTTTCTGTTCATCATTCAATTTACTATAAAATTTCTTGTTACGCCGATCAAGCGCAGGAATAACAACACCGAACAGATCGTTTTTGTATTCTTTACCTTTCTTTTCCTCTTCAACTTTTATTGCATCCGGATTAAGTTGAAAGAATTCTTCTACCCAATTACTCAAAGAGTGCTCCAATATCAATTACGTCTGGTAATTTACTCACTTCCTTTACAAATAAAACACAATTAGGATGTGGTTTATCTTCTACAGGAACAACAAGTATGTTACCATTCTTTAGTTTAGGAAAATACCATTTCACTTCTGCGTAGACATTTGTGATATTAATTTCTTGTGGTCGAGGTACCATATGCCTTAGTGGGTTAAATACCATTGTATGAAATCCTCGATCATTTAAACTTGTCAGTGGCATTATTTCTAAATCACTATAGTCTTCATCACATACAAGTATAGACCAATCCAAGGGCATTTGTATAGTGTATTCACCGATTTTCAAAACTACCGCTGGTGCGTAAAAACTTTCTAAGAAAATAAGTGGAATGAAAAAATAATCAGGATTTTTAGGATCTGAATAATCCATTACGCAATAACGTATATCTTCAATCTCATTTGGAATCTTGTCAAGATTATATGCTACGTTATCATTTGTTAATATATTCATTATTTCCCTTTTATGCTTTATCCATTAAATCAAGTCTCACAATATCATCTTCAGATAATATTGAACCGATTTGTGTTTCGACGAAAACGAGATCCGTATCGCCAGTATTTGTAATCTTGTGAAGTGTTGCAACATCAATCGCATAGATCGATCCTTTCTTGCAACTAAATCCATAATTATCAATTGCTACAATTCCTGTACCAGAGATAATATACCAACCTTCACTTCTATGATTGTGATATTGGAGGCTTATAGCCTGTTTCGGTTTAATTGTAACTTCTTTTACAAGATAACCTTCGCCTCTATGTAAAATCTTGTAAAATCCCCAATTCTTGTTTGTTATGTCATTTTTCCAATTATCAAAATACCAAGAACTTGAATATCTTTTATCTGTTCCGCCAATACCAAATCTTAAAATAACGTCGCATTCCTTTGCTACTTTTTCTTCAGGTATATTTTCAATGGTTCTATCACCACCATTCATAAAGTATATTGTGCTTTTCGGATAAAAAGCTCTAGTTTGGCGTATTGCTTCATTAGCTGTATCATCAGCATCATCTTTAGGTGAAAGGGCATGAACTTGTGAAATATATTTTATACCTCTCAGTATTTCCGTTCTATCGTATTGTGGCATAAAAGCCTTACCTTTTTTACGAATTAGCCATTCATCAGAATTCACAAAAACAATTACATCATCCACCCATCTGGAGGATTCTCTGAAATATTTAATATGACCGGGTGTTATAGGATCAAATCCACCTGTTAAAATTGCAATTCGATGCATTATGATTCACCATAAAATTCTTGTATTTTTCCTGATTTTACTATTTTCTCGAGAACTGCTACAAAATCTTCATTCTGTTTAGCTTCTTTTTCTTCTTGTAATTGTCTATGGTATGATTTTGGTTGAAGAGCATCTAGTGCAACTCCACATTTTAGAAGATAATCATCTAACATATTAAGAACACCACAATGCCTTACACCCATAAATGTTAGTGCTATGGAGGTAGGTTCATATGTTGTTTCTAAATGAATAACCATATGGTGCCTTCCCCTAACTTCCATTGTGGCTTGTTTTATATTCACACCCACTAGTTCATTTGCCTTAAAGAAAATCTTGATTAATTCAAGATGTGCTATATCTAATCTTGTCTCAATTATCATGATAATTTACCTTTGAAATAGTATATGGATATTGCGCCTCTGTATAAAATTTCTTTCTCTTTGCTAAATGCCTTTTAGAGAACTTACAATTCGAACAAACATCATAAACGTTCACAAAATCTTTATCAGGAGCAACTCTAATACCTCTACCAATACTTTGAATAACCCTTACAAAACTTTTACCTGCTTCAAAAAGCACCAGGTTAAAAATACGAACGATATTAATGCCCGTAGATGCTACACCATAGGTAGCAATAATAACCTTCCCATCGACTTCTTGAACTTCTTTATATTCATCCTTACGTTTCTTTGATTTCATTTTACCGGAAACAAAAACTGAATTTGGAATCAATGCTTGTAACTTCTCACCAGTCTCAATGCGATCAACTAATATCAGGGTATTTCCACTCTCAGATATTTCAACAACCTGTTTAGCCAAATACTTTAAGCGTGTTGGATTAGTAGTTAGCCATTTTAATTCGGATTGATAATCATCAAACTTATCACCACGCAAAGTAGCGGCTATTTGATCTACAGGATCCTGATCTACCAATTGCCAAACATTAACATGTAATTGTGCAAGAAGACCTTTATCTTGTAATTCTTTAGTCTCAATTCTACCGAGCATCGGGCCAATACAAGCCATAACAGAAACTTTTTCATGCTCCTCTTCAGGCATTGTTCCTGTAAGCCCCCATCTAACCGGAGCATTTTTCAAATAGCTCGACAATAAACGTCTCAATACATCTGCCTTGGCTTTGTGTACTTCGTCCACTATAACGCAAACCACGCCTTCGAAGAAATCGTTGATATCGATTTCTAAATCTATTTCTTTTGAACGCTTTGCTAGGCTTTCCAGACTTTGCCATGTACAGATTGTGTGAGTTTTCAAATACTCTTTTCTATCACCGAAGAATACACCCACATCTAATCCCAAATTTTTATAATCATCTTCGGTTTGTGTTACTAAATCCTTGGTCGGCACAATTACGATGCTACGACCATAGGGTTCAACTTTATGACTAAGAATCGCCGTTACCAACGTTTTTCCCGAGCCTGTAGGGGCAATATTTACACCTGTGAGATTATTGAGATAAGAGTTAATTACTTCAACTTGGTGATCTTGTAAAACGATTGGATCACCAACAAATTGATGACCAACTGGCCATTGGATATGAGAATAACTATCTTCGACTACCTCATCAAACACAAAGTCATGTGAAGTATCTCTAAGATCTTCAATTTCAACTTCATACCCTTGTTCTTGAACAACAGGTAAGAGTTTATCTAATAGATTAAGATATGACCTGCCGCCTATATCACAAAAATTCAACATACCATCCCAGCGACCAAGTTTATAGGCTGGAGTATGTCTAGCATATTCGAGAAAATATTGAACTGAATTAACAAGTTTTCTTCTTGTTACTATATCAAGACCTTCAAATTTAACGTTTACTTCGTCTTGTATTATTAATTTTGTTGTTATCATTCGCAAAGATTTCGGTGTTTGTGTTTTAATATATAATCTTCATCAACCTCTACAGGAAATTCATAAGGCATATATTTTATCATATATGAATATTCCTTTTTGTTACCATGATAGATTACTTCCTTTATTATGCCACATTTAGTTTCGGCATTAATTGGAAGTTCTGTCAGAATACCATTTATTGTTGCCAAAAATGTTTGTCCAATAACTCCCTTCATTTCAATTACTTGATTTACCACAAACGGATTCATATTAATTCCTTAAATACTTGCATCATCTAATCCTGCGACCCTGAGTTTTATGATATGGCCAGTCATAAAGTTTTTCGCTTCAAAACCTTTAACAATTCCTAGAAATTTATTTCTTAATAAGGCAACTTCATTAACCAATAATGTTAAATCAACAATAGACTGAACACCATCTATATATTTTTCTGCGTCGCGAGAACTTAATGTTTTATTATAGGCTTCAAGAAATCTTTTAAATTCTGCTGATCTCTTTTTTCGAAGATCAATATTTAGGTATTCGAGAACAGCTTCAATTTCTTGTAACTGAGAAAATCTTTGTTCTACCAAACCAGGAAGTTCTGCCGCGTGCTTCTCTAATGATTTACCTTTAAGTGATAATTCTTTCCGTGCATTATCTAGTTCACCTTCAAAATAAACTATGAATGCAGAAATATTTGATAGATCTGCGGTAATTCTGTAATACCAGATCGACATTATTCATTCGCAATTCGTGATAAGACATCACCATGACAAGATAATGGTGCACAGAAACAAACAAGGTCTTTACCCCTGAGTTCTTGTTTAGCTGCTTCCATAAGTTTAGGATTTAACATCAAATATTCTTCAAATTTTCGAACCACATCTTCGCGAGTACCATCGGGCCCAATAACAAACGGGTTTCCCCATTTGCTTGGACGACCGATATACACCCCTTTTGAGGATTTTCTTTTATTTAATACCATCGAGACTATGTACTCTTCTAATTGCACCTTCCATTGCTTGTACTAACAACACTGCTTTTTGAGTTCTGGATCTTAATACTCTCTTAATTGCTAGAGCTCTCGGAGGGACACTTAGGTCTTCTGCCAAGGCCTGATGTACCCTGGTCAAATTGACTGGCTCTGAAATCCACATCACGTAGTCGACACCCACAGTCACATCTCTCATTTTCTCTTTGAACTGCTGGACTTGCGTATAGGATTTCAAGGCATCCTTGCTCTTAATTGTTTCGAGTAATAATTCTCCTGATTCATTAGCGGTCATTGTCATCCTCGTAATCTTCTTCATACACATCATCAGTTAAATGACTCCTGACTGCTTCACGCATTTCTTTGTCAAGATCTTCCTTTAACAAATCATCTTCTATTAATCCAAACTCATCGAAAACAACAACAAGAATATCAGCTACTTCTAACCGTTCTTTTGGAGCCACATATGTCTTAAGTCTAGACCATAATTCTAATAACAATTCGTGATTATCGTGTACCATTTAAACCTCTTCAACTACTTTAATTGCAATACCATCTTCAGGTGTGTCATGAATAACTACCTTAAAATCATGATCGGTAAATTCATCCATAATCACCCTCATACTTTCTTCATCTGTCTGCCATTCTTTTCTAAATAACTTCATGACTTCGCCTGTTCTTTTAGAAGTATAAGCATAACGTTTACCATCTTGAACCAAAACTCCAGATTTTAAAAATAAATCAAATAAACCACTTATCGGATTCATTCCTGATTCCCAAGGGATATCAATCTTTATTGATTCAAAAGGTTTAGCATATCTTGTTTTTACAACCTTGCAGGTTGCCTTGATACCTCTAACTTCAGTGACCTTATTACCTTCTTCATCTTCCTTTAGTTTATATTTCTTCATCGCAACAATAATACTTGAAGCGAACATGAAGCCTGAGCCTCCAGAAATTTTATCATCGGGATCAAACATATCCTGACTTGCATATGTATGGTTTGTTACTACCATACCAATATTTAAATCCCCGAACATATTTACACAATTCACAACAAATGCTCTTAACTGCTTTGCCTTTCTCCCCATATCCCCCTTCATATCACCCGCTTGGAATTGATTTACATCTGTTGGTGTTAATAACATACCGATAGAATCAACAATGAATAGAATTTTCGGACGAGCATCTCTTGGAAGATCTAAATAATCTTCTTTGTAAGCTGTAACAAAATCATGAACAATTTTTGCCACATCATCAATCATAGATGCACTAATACGCAACATCTTATCTTCGTTTGTATCTACATCAAGATTTTTGAGCCATTTCTCATCAAGTGCATTTTCTGTGTCAATCATAACAACAAAAATGTCTTGGTCCTGAGCTGCCTTCGCAATGTTTCCGGATACGATATATGATTTGCCGGCACCGGGTTCGCCTGCAAATACCGTTACCTTACCCATTGGAATGCCACGATAAAAGCTTCCACTGATAAGATAATTCAATCCATAGGAACCTGTACTGATCCATGTATCTGGATCATTAAAGCCTGTGGAAATTCCTGTAATACTTTTTGTCAAAGATTTTCGATACTTTGAAACGTCAAAAGGTTTAACCATGAGTTCTCCTAATAAGTTAGTAGAGGTGGTATTTAGCCACCCCTATGTAAACAATTATTTGTTACGATTTCTTAGCATGGCTAAGATTTCTTGTGGAGACTTTTCAGTCTTCGATTCTGACTTGGTAGTTTCTTTCACGTATTCTGTAGGTGGATCTACATCGAATGGTGGTGTATCGTCGTCTTGATCAACAATTGGAACAACTGGAACAACGGTTTTTACCGGCGCTGTTGTTTGAATTTGAGTGCGAGTTGGTTGTGGTGCGGAACGTGATACACGCTGACGTTCTCCACCTTCTGCATCATCACCTGCTTCAAAGCCAAATGGTTTGTAATGTTGGCTGAAACGTTCTGGATCATACAATTCACCATCAACTGATTCTTGGAACATTTCAAAAATGATTGCCAATTGTTCTGCTGAAGGACGCTTTGGAAGATAAGTTGCGAGATCAACTAATCCATATTGATTAATTGCGTCTTGCATTTCTTCTGTAATGCTGGATTCCTTACGAGCCCACTTAGATGTACCATAATCGGCAAATCCACCCTTGCTTGTCTTCGAAATAATGAAGTCAACACCATTGATATAATCAACTGGGCTGTGAGGACCCATTTCTGGATCTAGGAGAGCTGCTTTGATAATTGCAAAAATCTGTGGTCCAATAATAAACTTACGAATTGGATTTTCTGGTTTGTCTAATTCATTCATAGGATCTTGTTTAACAAATCCTTGCATGAAATAGGTACGCTTGCACCAATATTTGCGTGCGGTTTCTTCTAATGACTTATCCTTCCACCATGGACGAATTTCATTCAAAATTGGGCAGGTCTTTGGACCATCCCACATTTCAATACAAGGAACCTGTACGGTTACTGGTTTATTTTCGTCTTGACCTTTAATGCCTGGGAAAGGAATTTTGATAACTAAACGTTCTGCCCAAAAGAATGTGTTATCTTGATTTGCGTCTGGTAGAAATCTCTGAATAGAGCTCATACCTTCTGGCATATTCCAATGTGCGTAAGTTGCCTTGTCGCCGCTAGTGAAATTGCTTGGGAGTTTACGGTTTTCCAATGCTTGTAATTTTGCACGGATTTCGTCTAATGTTTTTGCCATGATTTGTATAATTCCTGCTTTAGTTTATAATTGAACGCTTTTATTCGAGCCGACGATCTACTCGGGTCACGTTAGTCCCTTTCGCATCTTACCTGCTAAGGTCTTCGTATGCAGCTAGTGTACGAAAACCTTGTGTGTTTGTCAAGAACTTCTCAAAAGAAATTCATCGTATATTTGTCAAAGAAAGCTGTTAGGCCAACAGATTCTTTAATTTCTTTCTTCACCTCGGTAGCTTTTTCTTCTACCTTGATATTTTCAAAAACTTGTGTAAGGACAGCACGTTCAAAATCGTTTACGGTGCCTTCCTTACAAATTTTATTTCCAATCTTATTAATAAATCCTGCAAGCTCATCATTTTCCATGATACGCAAAGCAAATTCGTTAATTTTGAATCCTAAACGAGCATTTTCACTCGCAAATTCAAACATCGGAGTAGTATTTATCGATTCACGGCGAACCTTGACAACATTTGCGGCCGATTCCTCGATCCTTTTGTGATAGGTATCCTTTTCTTGAACAAGTTGTTTAATGATAGGAAGTACACCTTCAAACTTTTCATCGAAACGACGAATAGTGAAAAGTTCCTTGAGCTGGCTTGTATCATCCTCGGCAAGGGCTTCACGTTCAAAAGTTTCTAAACGAGCCTTAACTGTTTCATAGGTTTTTACACCAGTCAACTTTTTAAGTTCAGTACGAATCGTTTCAATATTTTCTTTTACCGTTTCAACAATGCCGGAACTATCTTCATTAATTAATTTATTAGTTGTAACATAACGATTAAAAGATTGAAGTTTTAAAAGATTTCCAGTAGTTTCTGTAATATATTCACCTACCTTGTCACTAAATGTTCCACTATGTGCCATATGTTGAGCCATTGCCCTTGCACCAGGTAGATAGTTATGTGGAAAACGAAAACGTTCACCATTACATTCTAAGAAAATTGCACTAATGTGGCGGGATCTCGATCCACGCACATTCTCATCAATAGGTGTCTTATGTCTTACCAAAATACGAACATTTTCTAATGTTTGCTGTGATGTCCTTAATGAACCAAACATCTTACTAAAACTTTCATTTACAGGAATATCTTTAAAATCAATATCAGTAGCTCTAGATGTATTAAATTTCTTTCCGGATGCAGATGGTGGTGTTATAGGTGGCTTCTTTCCGGAGATCTCTGTATCTGATCCATCAATAGAATTATTTTTCCTTGCAGCAGGAGATCCCGGCTTATTAACTTGATTTCCAGTCATTGCTGAAATTTGATCCGGGTGATATCGTCCAAGAGTATTAATTTTCTTTAATTCGTGTCCACGTTGATAATTGCGTTCCCAACGGGCATCATTTTTATCACTGTCCCTTTCACGTTCTATACGTATTCTTTTCAAAGTTTCAGATTCTTCGTAAATAGCTTCATCTACTGCCATAGAATATATCATATAATCCTTATACGGGTGTGCAACCACCTTACCTTGTTGAACAAGTTTATTTAAAATAGGTTGAACCTCATCCGGCTCTTCACCTAAATTGTTACAAATATCATGAAATGCTGCACCATTTGGTTGATGATGTTGATGATTTTTACTTGTGAAGGCTTTAATCATTCTAATAACTTCACCCACTAAGTGGTGATTATGTGGACTTGTTGCGTTTTCCATCATTGCTCCATTTGCAAGAGAATATAATACCTGGCCATCCTGAAATCCCGGCTCAGCTATTATTTTTCTTTCTTTAACTAACCTTATCAATACTGGCTTGATTTCTCTCACATCTATTCCAAATATTTGTGCCATTGTGTCAGCTTCGGTTCCTGGAGAGGTTCTTAATCTTTCTAAAACTCTATGAATCAAATCAGCCTGAGTGTTCTCCATCATTGCAGCACCCTTCATTTTCGCTTGATATGCATAATCTTTTGGTTGAATTGATTTTCCAAAGATTTTAATTTGCGAATTCATCATGAATTGATCAGAAAGTTTACGAATGCCTTTTTGTATTCCTTCGACAGAATCATCAACATTTTTACCTTTACTAAATTCAACCTTTTTAGCATCTTCATCAACCGTAACCATAATATTAGGATTAACAACGAAAAATCGACGGGCGGCTGTTGGATCTGTTGTTTCATTACCTGCATCATCAAAAATCTTCACCTTGAGGCCATGCCCCTTTAAGAGAGAAAATATTTTTTCAGAAAGACTCGATACTTCAACCATGATAAAATCCTTATTATGCTTATTTATCTATAAATGATTAAATCATTATCGGCATCGGCATATCATAACTTGTATCAGTGTTATCCGAAACATTACTATTAATTGCTGCCTGTGACTTATCATCCCACGTAGAAATAAAGTCAGTCATTCTAACCGCGAGTATCATCGCCATTATCAAATCGTCTGTTTGTCCAATTCGTGCTTCAAATGTATTGGCACGAGAAACAAAGACTTTCAATTCAGATAACAAACCTTTAGAATTAATTTTCATTCTACCTGATTCAATTAAGAATTTCAATTTAGCACAAGATTCCAATTTAGATTTATTTGTTGTGTTGAATCCTGCTCGTCTTGCTCTTCCAGATCCGGTTAATTTATTTTTCGGATCATGCAACATTGTTCCATAAAAATTTTCTTCACCAGTATCTCTAATAACAACAAGAGCTGCTTCACCTAAAGTATTATTTTCTACAGACCAATAAGTTTCTGGTTTGCCTGATAGATAAAGTTCTTCAAGAATCTTTTTCATTGTACGAACTTGTTCTTCAATCGGAGCCTTGTTATTACTCCATTCCCCAACTTGAACTAAGGACGGTAATTCGAGAATTTGAATTGCTGCATTATCACCACCTGTACCCATTGATGGGTCAAGTGAAACAACATATGTAAGTTCAGAACGAATATCGGAATACCAACGAACTTGCCCAGTTTTTCTAATTGGATTTTTTGGTTCAAGTTGTGCAAGCTTAACTGGATTAATAAGAGTTTCTTCAAATGTAATGAATTGACAATTGTGTTCACGAAGGAATCTATCTTCACCTAATGCGGCTAATTCTTCATCTGCCCATAATTGATCACGTTCTGGGTGACGATCCCATGTTGCCATATAAGGTCGGAATCCATTTACACCAATTTCAGTTTCATTCCCATTGGAATCAACCATTTTATTCGCACCCCACCAAATATCAGCAAATTGATCTTCATCTGTATTTGGTGTTGAAGTAATAATACATTTACCACCTGTGGATAAGGTTGGTGATAGAGAAGTCCAGAATTCTTTTGCAATATTTGGTTCTACGAATGCAAATTCGTCTAAATAAACTAATGATAATGCCATACCACGACCTGTATTTTCAGTTGTGGTAGTTGCAATAATGCGTGATCCATTATCAAAGTCTATGGAACGTTTATTATAGGTTTTGGCACCTGCACGAATGTGATCTGGAACAGATTCATATGCATATCGAACTCTGTGCATAATTTCTTGTGCGCCATCATATTTGTTGGAGGCAATAAGAATTGTAGAATCCGTGTTGAACATCGCATACCAAAGAAGATATCCTGCCGCTACGGTAGTCTTTCCCATTTGGCGACTAACCATATTAATGGAGCGACGTGAAAAATGATAATTGTTAATTAAATCATATTGAAAATCAAATAATTGTAATTTCAACCTACCCTTTGTAGTATGTTGAATATACATATAATTTTCAAGAAAATATTTAGGACCTGTCTTAGGATCCATGCATAATCTCAGTTCATCATATTGTTCTTTGGTATATGTTACTTTTTTATATGCAGGTTTAACATGTTCTTCGTCTTGATATATTGCCATAATTAGTAATCCCTCTCCGGTTCATCATAATAATCATCTTTGGAGGGTGGTTCAATCTTTTCTGCTTCATCTTGGAACGCTTTTTGTAAAAGATTAGAAATAGTTATAGGATTAAGAAGTTGTTTTTGAACCGAATATGGTAAATTTTCTTGAAGGGTTTCTAATGAAACTACTTCATTATCTAAATAACAATCTGAATCAGGATCAGGAGATGCAGAATGAATTGAAACATCACTTATTGCTGCATAGGTTGATGTGGTATAGGTCGGACTGTCTGTTCTATGATTCCACCCTGTCGGCTGTTCATCGGTTTCCCAATCAAAATCTGCACTTGCAGATACATTTAACGAAAGACCAATTTGATGTGGTCGATTATCATTACCGATAGCAGTCGCTGATAAAGTTAGAATACCTTCATAAGAAATAGTATCATCAGAAGAATCAAAGTCTCCTTCATAATCTGTTAGAGATACATCGGAGACTACGGCGGATTCAGTTAACTTTTTTTTTTGGTTTTTTTAAATTTTTTGGCGCCGCGACGGCTATCTTTTTTATCTTTCGGCGGTAATGGTTGTGGATTCAGCATCCTATCACTGGCGGCTTCCTCTAAGAATGATCTATAACCGTAAACCAATTCTTTGTGAACTTCTTCAAGTTCTGTTTTCATTTTTTTCTGTTCTGGGTTATCTCCATGACGAGCACCAGAAGGTCCTACGGCCTTCACAACTGGACCGTCAGCACCATTTGGAAAATAATCATTTCCAGATGCAACATGGACATCATGATAACCATTTTGAAGATCTTCTTCTAATTCATCTTCTACGGATTCTTCTTCAGATTCAACAGTTTCTTCTTCAAGACCCATTTCACCTTGTCTCATACTCCAATCTGTGTAATCATCGTCAAATTCATCACTATATTGAGCTTTAATGGCATCAGAAATCTCATCTATTTCCGAAGCATCTAAACCCTCTTCATCGAAATTACGCAAAACAAGATCGAGTGCTTCCTGTGGTTCAACAAAACTATCAGTATAGTTTCGATACATCTCAAGGCCTCTGGTAACATTTTCATTACCAGCTGTTGGGTCTAAACCTTGTGCAGCACTTCCCATTTCACCCTGGTTCATAGCCCAATCTGTATAATCACCGGATTCTTCAAATCCTGCATCATAAAGATTTTCTTCCATCTTGCAGGCTTCACGAGCATTCTTAGGATTAGATTGACGGCAGGAATCAACGTGTGCTTCTTCTACATGTTTCATAGCACTGCTTAATTGTTTTGTGCCTTTATCAGCTTGATTGAATTCTTTTGATACCTTATCGGACGGGCATGAATCATAATCAGCACCATGAGCACAAGCAGCCATGAAACGTGCTTGCTTTTCTGAACTTGATTTTTCTTCTAAGTTTTGTGCAGATTTTTTCAAATTTTCACGATCACTAAGTTTACCTTCTTTTTCCTGATCTTGAACATCTTTAGGAGTAAGTGGTTTCTCACCTTTCTCTTTCCTAAGATAGGCAGGAACTTCGTGGCGTCTAGGTCCATCTTCATTGAGGCCTGGAATAGCCATTACACCTTCCATAAGGGTCATCATTTCTCTCATACTTTTCATAGCATACCTACCTTTAACAGGTTAGGCTTCTTGATTCTGCCAAATAGCCCAACATCATCTTTGTTTAAATTCTTTGGATCATTAAATCCATCATAGCCCTTCGGCAGTGTGGAATGATCGGTTTTAGCAGCCGGACTTAGTGGGTTTTCGACAGTAACTATTTCACGTTCCTTGCGGACTTTTTCAAGCTCCTTCAAGAAACTTACATTGTACTTCTCTCCATAAAGTGCCTCGTCTGGATTTTCGTCAGCCATATAATCACTACCGAGTCTAGTCTTATATTTCTTTTTGTATTCTTCGGAATGTCTATCAATATATAAATCTGTTTCAATCTGTCTTGGATCATTTTCAGAATAAACTGCAAGACATGCTGGAGAAATTCCAACACAATTACAAACGTATATTCTTAGAAAATCTAGTGAACCCGGATATCCAAGTGTTATATCACAAATAAATACTGGTGTAAATTTTACATTAGGAAAATCTAATGGACTTTCTTGGATAGGTGTTTTTCTAAATGAAGATGCTGATTTAAGATCATATTTGGCTAAACCTGCTTCAAGCTGATCAATCATAACATCTGTCATTTCATTCACGGCAAATTTTAAGACATATTTGTATTCTGTCTTATTTTCTGCAACGTAGTTAATAAATGATTTCTTTTCTGCCATAGTAACTCCATGTTAAGACTATTTATCAGAATTTTCAGTTTTACTGGAAACAATATACTTGATGAGTTCGTTCCTATCGAATTCTCCACCATTAGAATATTTCTTGTCACCATTTCCTTGTTCAAAATCAATCTGTTCTGCACGAACTTTCTTTAACTGAAGTTCTATCATTTTAAGTTTTCTATCAGCCTTAGCATTATTAGCCTCTAATGCAATCTTAAGACTTGAAACTCCAACTTCATAAATCTTACCAGCATGGAGATCTGGAACATTGCCACCAAGTACAATAAGATCTTCGAATGTTTTGATTGCTTTCTTAGCAATATCATCCATTTCAGCATCGTGTTTATTTAAATCAGTTACGGTAGGTAATGCTAAATTAACCTGTTCGGCCGTAGTCAATGCATTAGAAACTTCTGCAACTTCTGCAAATAATTCTTCTTTAGACTTTTGAGGCAATTCTTCTACCACCGGCTCTTCTATAGGAGGTAGGTTAAAAAAATCTTCAAGTTTCTTCGTCATGTCTTTCCACTATACCTTTGAGTATTTTATTCATTTCTTTAAGACATTCAAGTTGTCCTTCTAATTTTTCTTCATATGATAATTCTATATTTTCTTCTATCTTCTTTTGTTCTTTTTCATTATCGGACATAATATTAACCCTTCCCTTTTGGGTTATTGAAAATATTATTCTCAGTCATTACTCTAAATCCCATGCCACGATTTTTTGCAAACTCTTGTGCCGCCTGCCATTTGAACGTATTCAATGCGACCGCTGCCTTAGCCTTTTGACTTTTTGCCTGTTCTAGGAATGTCTCTTTGGCTGGCTTTACTTCAATAATCTCTGCTATTTGATTACCTTTAGCATCCACATAAGTAACAACAAAATCCGGGACATACACAGTGTATTTACCGGTGAATGGATTTGTGTAGGGTATCTTAATGGATTCACTTGCCCAGGTTTTTATATTTGGATTATTATCAAATAACAACATTACCTTATGTTCCCAAGATGACCTGAAAACAATAGGATATGTACCAACATACTTTTCCGGGTGTTCCGGAGTATATTTTCCTTGAAAATATGATCTAGACATTATGCTATTGGGTCTGATAATACCAATTGAGGTATGCCTCCTACTTTCCGAAACATAATATTATCTTCTTTACCAGCTATATCAAGGCCAAATCCTACAGATCTTTTTTGAGCACTATGAATTATCTTTAATGCTTGAGCAAATTGTTTATCTTTAATGTTTCCAGGATTTTTTTCGTATGCATCAGTTATTAAAGCATCTATTGATGGATTTTTTATTTTTCCTAGCGTCTGATAATTATGAAACATATAAGATTTAAGATGTTCAATTGTTTCAGGATCAACGCTTGACATAGGATGCAAATGTTCAAGAACCGCATAATAAAAATTCATATTATTATCTTTTACGGATTTAAATTTAATAATTTTTGGAAAATAAGGATTTTTGTATCCTCTCTTTTCTAATGCCTGAATAATTTTAACAAATACAACATACGGATCATCACTGAAATCATTTAACATAGCCTGGTGAGGAATTTTTATTACTTCACCTTCCCTTTTTGCGGCTTGTCCTTTTCGAACCATGGCATAACCACCATCACCAATATTTGATCCTACTTTCTGTAATTTTGCTAATTTTCTTGAGCCGGGATCTAACCGTGGATCATCCTCATTTACAAATAATTCAAATAATCTCATGATCTTATCTCGCGTGCTTGCAGACTAAATCGATTACTTGCTGTGGTAACAATTCCTACTTGATTTCCAGGATCTCTAAGATTATTTAATGCTCTATAAGCATTAGGTGCAAAGAAAAGTTTTCCATCAGCACCGGTTTGTTCAAGCAATGCCTGCGGACTAATTCCTAATTGTGATGCCATATCAATTGCTAATCCAGTCATTGTATCGGCATATAAGGGACCTACTCCACGCGACAAAAAGAAACACTTTGTAGAATCATACGCGCCGGGCGAATAATTTCCTACAACTCCTAATCCAAGCCCAGATTGTAATAAAGATCCAGCATTAGGAAATACAGTAGGGCCAGATGCATATTTAAATGTATTGGTAGGAACACCATTTACAGATTTAACAGTTTTCTGCGTACCTAAATAGGTAAGCATCTGTGAACTAAAACGGCCAATTGTCGCAATATTCGGATTAGCCATTATTTACTCGCAGTTCGATTTACATCTTTATAAGCTGAAGAATTAGATGATGGAACAGATTGAAAAGGTCTTGTTGCAATCTTAGCCGGAGAAGTTGGATGATATGGTGTTGGAGAAATATTTGCTAAGCCATCTAAAGCACTTGAAGTTACTCTTCGAACTGCCTTTGATGCAAATGCTCCAGTCACAGCACCAAGGCTTGACTGGACATTCTTTCCAATTCTTTGTAAAATAGGATTATCTGAATTTAACAATGGATTGTTAGATTCAATAAAATCTAACAATCGGGCATTGAATGCAAGTGCGGGTAATTCTAAAAATTCTCCATGCTCGAATTGTTCTTTTGACGAACCTGCTTTTCCTAATTCAAGATTTTGAATTGTATAATAAGCATATTCATATTCAAATGTAAATGTTAATTCAAGTGTCTTATCACCTACAGAATAATTTAAAGTATCATGAGAGAAAGCAGCAACACGTGGATTAACAAGTGTTACCTTATTAAATCTCCCGCCGTGAACTTGAAAAATGTCTATGGATGAAATTAAATTTCTTGTGTTCTCAACATTTTCTATATTAAATCCAAATCTATGATTATCAAGTGTATTTTGAACAATATCCTCTATTTGAGCTTTTTCGCCGTTATTAGTAACAGCCGGGCCACCTTTAAAGCTCCCACCCGAAATTAACTTCTTTATACTTGCTGGTAAACCTAAAATATTAGGATTAAAAGACGGAGTAATATTTTTTAGAAATTGTTCTGTTGTTACAGGTCCTGTCTTACTAATTGCTACCTTTGGTTCATTCTTTCCTGGTTCAATGCCATCCTGAAAATAATATCTATAATACATTTCCCAGAATTTTAATGTTTTACCATCTGCTACATCATGAAAAACAACCTTAACTGGATCAAAATCAATTCTAGTCTGGCTTAATCTCTTTCTATTATATTGGTTTAATGGATCTGTCTGTATTTTGAAGGACGGCATATCAATACTCTTAACTAAAGGCTGAACTTGAGTCCAAGAGGGTTGATTAAAAAATTTAGAAAAATGTGCTCCTGCAGATTGACTTATATTAATATTAATATAAAATTCAAATGGAAATCGAGGTTGATTTCTATAAAGAGTTTGTGAGTCTTGATTAAAGTTGAAGGTGGCATGACGCGGGTTCTTATGATAATAGAACCCTATGTCAGTTAACTTGGTTATCAGATTTGAGAAGGATGGCATATAAACTATTTATCTATTATTATTTTCATTCTGTTTTCTGATATATGCCTCATCGGTTAATTTCTTCAATAACTCAACCGCTGAAATTCCTTCTTTTAGCAATTTAATCTTCTCTTCCTCTGATAACTCTTTTTTCAATTCATTTATTTGTTTGTTCATCTATATTTTCCTTTAATAAATTTCCATCTTTGTCAAAAATCATAAATTGAAAATTATAGCCGGCATCAATACAGGCTTGACGCTTGAGGAGATTGATATTATACCAACCGATAAATCCATCATATGTATATTTTGATTTTACCTCAATAATAAGATTTTTCTTTGGTATATAAATGTCCGGATAATATCTATGCTTTTTATTGTTTTCTAAATAAAATATAGGTAAAATATCAGGATTTACACATATCTCATCCTCTACAAATTTTTCTAATAATAAATTTAAACATTTGTCTTCGTATCCCTGCAATTTTATTGTTTTTCCAGATGGCAATAAATAATTCTTTTTCTTGTAATATCTATTTCTATCAAATGTATTCTTAAAATGCATAACATTTGTTACGCCGTATTTTTCTAAATTAGTTTCTACTTTTTTATCTTGAGTAATTTTTAATTTGGATGAATGTTCGACACCATATTTTTCTAAATTGGTATTTTTAGTCTTCTGTTTGAAACTATCTAATCTCTGTGGTTTCTCTATACCATATTTTTCTAAACATGTTTGTTTAGATTTATTTTCAAATTCTTCAAGAAGTTGAGGTTTATCAGTTCCGTGTCTTTCTACATTAGTATCTTTAATTTTCTCTCTAAATTCTTCAAGATCCATAGCATTAGTAATTCCTTCACCATACTTTTCGGTAAATGAATTTTTAATTTTATCTTTTATTTCTTTAGATTTTGATGGATTAGAAACACCATATCTTAATAAAGAAGTCTGTTTTACCTTATCGGCAACTCCTATACGTTGGCAGGAAATAGAACAATACTTTTTGTATTGTCCATCCTTCCTGCGTATTTCTGTCACTATCGTTTTACAACTTTTATTATTACATTTTTGACCATTTGCCATATGTTTTCTCCTTTATAAAGAAACTTATACAGCAAAATTAAAGATTTGTCAAGAAAATTTCAACCAAACGTGGTTCCGCCCGTCGGAGAAGCGATATCTGGATATGGATTTCCTCCAACAGTTGTTCCGTCGTTTGTATTTGGACCTGCTACCTGTGTTGCATTATCATAACGAATTGTTAATGTAATAATTACTGGATCACCAGAAGCATAATCTCCACCATCAGTAGCATAACCTGTTACCCAGCAACCGTCTAATACCCATGATTCTAATTGATCGTTATTGGTACCATCTAAAGAATGAATTTCCATTGTGAATTTATAATTGATACCTGCAACCGCACTTGTTTGTTCAAAGTGATTCATTTGTTTTTGGACTTGTGATCCAACTGCTGAGGCTACCGAATTAACAATATCATCGCGCAATGTAACATCAATTGTATCAAACGAGTGCTTTCCTTGAATCCATGCAACAGAATTATAAGAATCAAGCTGAACTTCAGTATAATTAAGTTTCGGGCGTGTGCAAGTAACAACATTAGCAGTCATTTCCCTTAAACCATTGTTTTCACCGAAATTTTGCCATAGAATCCTAAAACGATATTTTTGCTTTGGATGCAAAATGCCAAGTTTGTTTCCATCTAATGGAATACCGAATTTTGCTAAATTTGCCATTTTAATCTCCTGCTATATAGCTAATACTATTTATCAAAATTAAGAAAATTTTTATCAGCCAAAAAAATACCGGCTTTCGAAGCCGGTATCTTGTTTATCTACCTATTATGGTAATGCTAGGCTTGTGCCAGTATTCATAATTCTGATAGGAATGTAAATAAATTCAATTGCCTTAACAGGTTGAATTGCAATATCAATCCAAAGTTCGTTTCTATCTATACGAGCTGGTGTGTTATTCGATAAATCGCAAACAACCAAGAAGTCGTATAATGCACGAAGTGTGATCAATTCAGCTAAGAAACGGTCAAATGCATCCTTAACAGCCTTACGTGTCGTTGAATCATTCGGTTCAAACAAGAATGGCATTGCAAGAAGATTGCACTGATAACGTAGATAATTTTCTAAACGAACCACATTGATACGATCTGTTGCACTTGCGTATGGTTGACGTGTTTTCTGGCCGAATACAACAATACCACCCGTTGGCATAACACGAATTGGATTAATACCATTAATGTATAGGATATCTCTCTGACCTTCATTCAACTTAACAGTAATAAATTGGCCGGCATCATTAACATATCCAACTGCTGCGGCATTATTAACCACGCCACGTTGTAAACCTGCTGGAGCAAACCATGGATAAGAAACTTGGTCACTATAAGCAATGGTGCGAAGAGCCATGTGTGTTGGAGGAACAACA